ACCAACGCTTGAACTAGAAGCCACAATAGAACTGTAAATAATTCTAAAACGCCTAGTGATTATACAACTAGCATCTAACTCTATTATATTTCCTGCCGTTCCATCACCCACAAAAATAGAGTTATCTAGTCCAAGAGTCCCAATAGTTCCAGTAACTAAAAAGCCTTGCGAATTTAAGAACGCACCTTTTGAAAAGATAAAGTTATTACAGGTGTTTATAGTTCCTATATTTGGAACATTTAAAAAGTTTACTCCCGTCCAATCTAAAGCAACTGTATTGGTATTACCGTCAATATCTAAAGCAGTATCTACATCAGTAAAAGAAATGTGCCTTATTGGTGTAGTCCATTCAGTAGTGAATAAAGCAATACCCGCTCCAAGTCCTGTGCTAGTTAAAGTACAGTTTTCAGAACTCCCACCGATTAAAGTAGTATTTTCTCCCCCTACTAACCTATCTCCTGTTAAGTCTATGTTAGCCGTAATAAAATAAGTTACATTATCTAGTAGTGTTATTACTCCCGCAACTGGGAAAGGAAAGTCACTTTTCTTTTCAATAAAGAATATATTTTCTAAAAAAGGATTATAACTCATAATTATATTATATAAAATTTTGTCCCACCTGCATATATTACAGATACATTTGTATTTAATGTTGTAACTGTAACATTTAAAACATTATCAATAGTACCTAACTTAACTTCTATTATTAAATCATTTGCTGCGCTATCTTTTTTAAAGTGCCATACCTGCCCCTCAGTATAAGTAATTAATGTAGGTGTAAATTGTACTTTCACATTACCTCCGCTAGTATCAACTATATACGCTTTTACATCTACCTCTACATCTTGACTTGCTGAAATTTCGCTAACTTCAGTAGGTGCGTTTATGTTGCTTGTGCTAACTTTAACTCCATTAACATAAGTTACATTATCCTCATCTATTGTAAGATTATCAGAATTGATTAATGTAACATTTGATCCGTTTACAGTATTGCTATTTGAATTGATTAATGTAACATCTTTTAAATAAGAAGTAACTGTATTATTGTCGCCTGATATGTTAACATTTTTACTAGAGTAATCTACGTAATTATCCCTACCTGCTATAACTCCGCTATTTACTTTTGATTTATTATCATTTTTAGGTGCTTCGTATTTTATAGTAGGATATGCTTCCTCAGTTTGTACGCCATCTGAAAAACTACTACCTACTACATCTTTACCTCCATTAACCCATATACTAGTCGTAGTAAAAGGATTAACATTTATAACCTTTAAAAAGTAACATTTAGTTAGTCTTTTGTTTGGGTCATAATTCTCAATTTTATAAAGTCTGAAATAACTATTCTTAAAGAAAAATAAATTTCTAAAAGATAGTTCGTAAATGTCTTTCGGCTTTAGGTAAAACATCCCGCTAACTAACTTACTATCTCTATTTGCTATCTGTTGTAATCTACCTAAATGGTAAGTGTTAAATAGGTTGTTATTAGTTAAATTAATATCATCATAAGTATTATCGTAATATAACTTTTTAGATAGTCCGAAGTTAATATCTAAAGTAGGGTTATAAGGGTCATCAAAATGACCAGCGTAGGGATAAGAGGTATAAGAAACGCTATTACCAATTGTGTCAGGCATCTCCCAAGCCGTAGAAGTAGTTTTTAAACCACCGTAGTAAAGTATTCTTATATTATGTGCGGTAGTGTTGTAATTGTTAATATCGTTCTTTATAATCGTAGGCACTACTATATCTATATAATTCTGTCCTACCGATGGTGTAGGGCTAAATATTACCTCTGTTGTAGTTATCTTTTTAACAAAATCATTGTCTATTAAACCGCTTCTTTGTCCATAGGTTTCTTCAAATTCTGATTTATAAGACTCGTTGTAATAGTCTTTGTCATCTTTGTACTTATAAAGATATTCAGACGCTTCTAGTAAGCCCATAGGCTCGTAAACTAACTCACTATTATTATCTATCTTATGTTGCCAATCAACTGCGTTAGAAGTGTAGAAAGTATCAAACGGTTCTATTATGTAATTGTTCGGATCAGTTTTGTCTGGCTCTATTTCTAAACCAAACAAATTGAATATAGAAGATAAAAAATCTTTTTGTTTTATATTCTCAGGAATAACGCTGTAAATGTCAATCTCTCCATCTTGTAAAACTGCATTATTAACTACGTTATTTAAAAACTTTCCTGTACCTATTGATACTGAAACCGTACCACCAAAGAAACTCCCTGCATTATCTGTAAATAGGTTAATATCTGCAAACCTTTGTTGTGGTGCTTGAAAGTAAGCCGCTTTAATTTCTACGGTGTCCCCTGCTGATAAAGCGATATTATTAAGGTTAATAGGCAAGTTAGATGCAGGGTTAGTATTCTTTAAATCTACATAAGTCATTACGCCACCTATATTACTTCCTATACCTGTACCGTGAGCATCACTAGGATAAGCCACTAGATAACCTGTGTCATAAGTTGCTGCGGGTGCTATTGCTACCGTAGTATCTCCAATATACATCCTACTCTCTGGCTGTTGCACACCATTAACAAATACCGCCAACTTAACAAATATAGGTCTATTTATATAAACGTCTACCACGTTACCGCTTGGCGTGTATTGTACTTTAAAATCACAAATACTAGTGAAGTCATAAAAACCCGCATCGCCTACGGTATAAACTCCTGTTGCATTGTCGTAAGTTCCTCCAGCGTCTAGTATCTCATTAGGGAAAACAATTGTTTGAAATACTCCTAAAGTGCTTAGTGTTGCGGTTGCTCCATCTGCTCTAAATAAATCAGCATCTAATTGTGTTGCGGTCTTTTGTATTTCAGTACCATTAAAAGGTATAATTAACCTCTTGAAAAAAGCACTGTTTAAAAAGTTACTTGTATAAGTTTTACCCGCATCCGTAAAGATACCATCTACATACTCCTTTGCATAGATAGACGGCATTATGTGCATAAGGTTGTATTTCTGTAAGTCACTATCAAAACCGTAATCTATAAGAGGGTAAGTGTAACCTTTACCGTAAGCAAATGAAACAGGGCTACCGTTCTCTATTATTGAAGTGTCCCAACTATTAACTATATTAGTTCTACTTCTTTCGTGATTGTAAATATCAAGTCCTGTAATATCTGTTAGTTCGTTTTCTCCTATGTTGTTAAATAAATCTCCAACCTTTCCAAATATACTTACTCGATATTCTACTTTGTTTCTATCATTAATTACAACCTCATCGAGTTTAAGATAACCCTCTAATTGTACTTGCTCATCTGCTAAGTAAGTTATCTCTGTTTTCTTATTAGGATTAAAAGTTAAAGTTTCTACGTTAATCTCAAATATTGAATTAAACAACTTGTCCAACTCTTTTGAAGATGGTAAAGTAATAGTCTTAGAGTAATCACTTTTGCGCTTACTAGGGTCTTTTAAATCATTAATAGAATAAGTTATAGCAGGGCGCAAACTCTCCTTTAGTGTTATTTCGTAACTGTTGTAACCTATTGCCATTATTCTTTTATATCTTCTAAATGATTATTTTTAATATACTCTGTTATCTGCTCAAGGCTAACTCCATACTCTTGATCATCGTAACACTTACCTACTACAACGCCGTTAGACAAAGTACGTACATACTCAAAAGGAAAGATTAATTCATCTTTACTTGCAAATGTCCAGTAGTTTCTTTTAATGTTGCTCATGTCTAAGTTATTGGAAAAGTTGTTCCGTAATCGTATGCTAATCGTGCTTGAATTTGTGATAACTGCGTAGGTGTTGGTATTGTATTGGCTATTATTACTTCTGCTAAGTTAATTTTAGCGGATAAACTACCTCCGGATGCACTACCCATAGTTAAACTGAAACTAGCATTAGCAATAGAAGCTACACCACTAGATGAATTATTATTTAACACTAAACCGTCATTAACGTAAATATTTGACCTATCTGCTAAAGTTGCGTTATCAGCATCAAATGTAGAAACTAAACTAATATATTTTTGTGTTTCAATATATCCATTAGCAGACTGAATTAAACTTGTAAAACTACCAGTCCCACCAACTATAAACTCTCTGTAAGTATTGTTTCTTGAAAGAGAAGACCTATCATCAAATAGTAAACTTACTCCAACAGACGAAGTAGATATATTGTTGTTATCTAATAAGCAATATAAAATATCAGGGTTTACATCTTCTACCCTAAATACAGATATAACTACTCCGCCAACGCCATTATGTAAGAAGTTATAAAGACCATTACTTGCAAGTACCGCCATCCTTTCGCTTACACCATCGAAAGAAAATACATTTTTACCTAAAGTTGCATCTGTGATTAAACTAGGTCTATTAATCCCACTAGACAACATTGCTCTACCACTTCCTGATAAACTTGCTGCGCTATCTACTAAAGAACCTGTTAAGGTTAGGCTTCCCGCATCCCACGCTCTCCAATGGTCGTAGTAATTAGCACCAAAAATTACATCGTAATCGTCTGGAGTAGGGTCTAACTCATAAGGTATCTTAAATATTAATTTCTCTGTTATCATTAGTATCTTTGTCTATAACTGTCAACACTATATTCTATCTCCACCTCAATATTAAATATCTCATCAAATTCTTCATACTTTTGTTGGTAGTCTGTAACCTTTAATAATACACTTGTAAACGTACTGCCATTTTGTAGGTATATCTCAGGAGAACTAAACAACTCCCTTAGCCATTCGCTTTCTGTTGAGGTAATCCAATTACTAATTAATCTAGTCTTTTTCTTTTGGTTGGTGTAATTTTGTACTACCTCTCTATCTAAATCACTAAACACATAAGTACCATCCGATTGTATTCTTAAAGGGTCTTGCTTGTAATACTCCTTTTCAAACGTCCAACTATCTTTAGCTACTTGGAAAGGAAAACTATCGAACCCGCCTAAATCATTCAAGAAGTGAAGTGTGTAAGGTGTGCAATAATCTACTACATTGAAAGTATAATTTTGAGATACTACTGCTCCATCCTCTGCAAAGATTACATAACTTGCTATGTCGGTATCTATTAAAGGCTGTACTCCTGTGGCTAAAGTTGCAGCATTAAGTGAAGCGGGATTACAAGGTAGCATATTAACACTAGATGTAGCGGAATTGGTTATAGTTGCAGTTTGGTCTATACTACCATCACTAAAGTAAGTTTGTATTTTTATGTTGGCAGGGTTCGTTATTCCTAAGTAACTAATATATCCCTCGTCTGTTCTATCTACTGTTCTAGTAGTTATATTTGTTAGAAATCTTGAAGTAACCCCAGACAAATCAAATTCATTAACATCAAAGTTTACATAGTCTGTATATTTTAAAGATGCATTAAATACATTAGATCCAAAGTTGAATAAGTTTAAAAATTGAATTATTACACCCGCTACCTCATACTCCTCTCCTATCCTTACAAAATATTCAAAGTTACTATTTACCGCTTCTTTGTAGTTTACTCCTGATAAATTCTTAAAAAAGTCAGTACCTAAATAATCTTCTAAAACTCTACTTAAATCTATAACTCCATAAGAGTAGTTAATCTCTGGCGGTATTCTTAAAGTTCTTAATAAAGTTGTGTTTGTACTATCGTAAACTTCAAATATAAAGTTAAATTTAGGCTCTGCTACTTTAGTGCTTGAAACCGTAGATATTACAGGGTTGTAAACTGGCGACAAGTTTACTGGTTCTTGTATTGAAGTTATTGCCATTATGCTCTTTCTATTATTGCAAAAGCGATAGACTTGCCTAACTGCTCCTCTAGCACTTCTATTCTACCATCTGTTATTACATCTCTTAGCCAGTATGTCGGCTTAATACCAAACCTCTTTTTGTTTATCGCTGCTCCAAATCCGAAACTCTTACTATCTTGAATATCTAAACCAAACTTATTTCTACCCCACTTGCTTAACGCTTCAACCATTGACTTACTAGCAAACTCATTCTTAAAAGAGTAAGGTGTATTAAACTTATTTCTAGTCCCGCTTACTCCCTCATCTTGATACGCTCCATACATAGGATATTCTAAAGTATAAACTAGCATATTATCAAACTCTACTATTGTAGGTGCTACACCCATCTCCTGAGCAAGTGCCATAGTATAATTCAATCCTTTGCTATCTATTGACTTTCTAAGGTCTGTTTGTAGGTTATTAGCAAACTGTAATAGAACGCCTTTAATAGTTCCATCTAAGAAGTCACTAGTTAAGTCTATGTCGTCAAAACCGCCCTCTATATTAATACCGTCTGCCATAATAATATAATATAAAAAAAAATGACACTTTACAATTAAGTAAGTGTCATTCATTAAATAATTGAATAAGGTAGTTTAATCCATAAACTCTAGTAATGCCCTTAAACTTTCTTTTGCTAACTGCTCTACTGACATTTCTTTCATTTCTTTTTCAGATGCCATTGTTTGAGGTTGTAGTCTGCATTGAGTTTCCCATTTTAAAAACGCTTCCTCAATTTGTTTCTTTGTGTACTTTTTCATATTTATTTATTTTATTTTACCGTATAAACACCCATACCGCATGAGCCATCATTAAACATATTCTTACTACCTCCTGTTTTAGAGTAAGTCAATACCCCATTGTTAGAAGTTACTAACCCCTCCCAAAGAAGTATATTAAATACATTAGCGTTATTCTTTGCGTTCATTGTTAACCTATATTGCACCCCATCCTCTAAATCAAAGTAAGCAGGTAAACAACTAGACCAGTAATTATTTGCTGAACCTACTTGATTATTGTTTAAATCCTTTAACTCGATATGAGCGTAATTACCATATTGAGCAAAAGCATATTCAATAGGCTCTACCGTTGTAGTGTCATTTGTTGTAGGCTGTGGTGTTTCCTTTACCGTTGGTGCTTCTGTCTTTTTGCATGCTATTGTAAGTAATGCAAGTGCTATTATAATTGTTTTCATTCTGCTAATATACTATTTATTTATTACCGTTACGCATTTTTTGTATATTTATTTGTCTTTCCTGTTCTTTGGCTTTGTCCTTGAAGTAAGCGCATAAGTTTAAAAATTCTATTACACCCATCTTATAATAATGCTCCCAAGTTTCAGGTCTACTATTAGATAGGTTATCTAGTGTTATGATCCATCCCCATCTTTCAAATCCTTTTCTATTAATGATAACTCTTTCCTTACTTCCTCTATCTTCTTTGTCGAATAATCGTTTATAACGGGTGTTAAGAGTTTCGAGAGTTTGCAAAAAAAAACAATGATAGGATAAGCAATTGATACAGGCAACTCTTCATAGAGCAACTTAGCCAACTCCATAATGTCAACCTCTTTATACTCCCTTTTTAACTTCCTCCAATTAAAGTATGTAGGCTTTATAACCTGCGCAAGTATGATGTGAAGATTCTTATTAACTAAATCAGGGTCTTTCTCTAAGTCTTGGAATATATGCATAGTAGTTATGTAAGTTCCTGCACTACACTTTTGAGCGTCTGGTTCTACCTTGTATCTTACACCTTTTAATTTAAACTCTAACTTTGCTTTACCTGTTGGTAGCTCTTGCAAAAATGTAAGTTTACTAGCGTACTCCTTAGCATCTCTTATAGATAGTTTCCTTACTTCCTCTACTGAACTACTAGACACAGTTTTTAAAGTGTGTATAAGTTGCTCTACTTCATTCTTATCTTTGAAGTTGCTAGGTAATAAATCAATAAATTGACCTATGCTAATGTCATTCCAACTCTTTGGTAGTTTCATATTATACTGTATATTCCGTTATTTCTATGTGCTAGGTGTATTATTGCACCGTATCTTATTGCGTCCATTCCGTGATTAAATTTGTCTATTGGTTTGCCTGTACTCTTTCCAGTCTTATCAACCGCCCATTTGTAACTTCTAAACTCTTTTCTAAGGTTAGTGCTATTGTTAGTTAAATGTATCTTAAAACGCTTTAAAACGTCTATTCCGTTCTTTATACTATCCGCTCCTTTCTTAGTTGGCTTGGCATTTATTCCTTGCCTGTAAAGTTCCTCTATACTTTTAGGCTCTGCACTATCACAAATAACTTCCTGTTGCCTAGTTACTCCAAACTGCTTTAAACGGTTGGCTATATCCTCATTAGTTAACCCGCTCTCATAGATTAACTCGTTTAAATATAATTCATTATCGTGTCTGTATATCTCCACTACTGCGGTAGGGTCATTGGTAAAGCCAAAATCTAAACCGTAGCAAACAAATTTAGCGTTACTAGGTATCTCGTTAATCATTGTTATAGTGTCATATACTAACCCTGTGATATTGCCGTACTCTCCTAAGCCGTATATCTTCCAAAATTCTGGGTCTGTTTGTTGTAAGTATTCAATCTCTTCTACAAGTGTTTGAGGTAGGAAAGTATTATCTTTGTAAGTGCTAACTATTGTTTCTACATCTCCCTTATCTAAACTCCTTCTTTGCTCTAACTCGGTGTTTATCCAAATATCCTCATCATCTGGATTGAAGTCTATAAATATCCTGTCAGTAGTACGCATAAGCAATTGGAAGAACTCGCTTTTATATTCTAATTCGTTGGCTTCATTACAGTAAAGGATATTCCTTTTCGCTCCTCTTAACTTCTGCTGGTCATCTGCACCAAAGAACTCTACTAGCCTACCTTGATAACTGTATGTTTTCTTTGTCTTATTGTGGTCAATTAAATCATACCAGTCATTTTCTTGTAGTATCTCCTCAAAATCTCTTACAACTGTCTTTTCTAAGGTTGTTTGATGCTTCCTAACTGTACTCCAAACGCCTTTATGTATGTAGTTACCTTTACCCATCTCTCCACTTACTAACCATAAAGCACAAAGTTGAGCAATAGAATAGGTTTTACTACTTCTAGTACCTCCTCTATTAACTACTATCTTCTTTGTAGTGTTACGGTTCTTTGTGAAAATTGGCGTTACTTCCATTAATCTCTTGACTTCTCGATTATTTCTACTGTCTTAATAGTTGTTTCTACTCTATCTGGCTCATTCAATCCTAGCATCTTTGCCAACTGCTCTAACGCTCTCAATTTGTCCGTGTTCTTAGTTTGATTCATTAGCCTAAAGAACGCTTTGCTATCCTCTTTGCCTAGTGTGTTATCCTTGCCAAGTTTAAAGGTATAGTCTGCATCTGAAATGATTTCAAGCAGTCCTTTTACTATGAATGATCTATCTATTTTATGCTCTTCTTTCACTTCGTTTCTCAATTCTTCTACCCTTGTCCTAATGTTGTCCTCTGAAAGTATATGAGATGCCTTAGAAGCAATCCAATCTGCATCAGGGTTACTAACATCATAAGCCTTTCTATAAGCTTCGGATGCATTACCCAACTCTACATATAAATTAGCAAACTTTTCTTGTTTAGGTGTTAGTTTCTTCATAACTTACTATGTAGTTTACATCAACTCTAAATGTACTCTCTTTATAATTCTGAGTTAACTCTCCATTCTTTACTGTGTGACCGTTAGGTGTCTGCTTAGTGAATATTGCTAGTTCAACATTGTAATCTTTTAATTCTCTATCAATACTAAACCCTTCAAAACTTTCCTTTACAGTTACTTTCTCTCCTGTGACTAGTGTAATTATCATATCTTTCTCAAATACTTTTTAATATTCTTATAGGTTACGTCTTGCACCTTTTCTACTTCTCCATCTTTCATTACATTAATACGCATTACTACGGTAGTATCTGTAAGTTTATAACCTACTCTTTTAAGTTGGTTTATCTTCTGCCATACTTTGGCTATTGTTTTTCTATCTAAATTCATTCTTTAATATTCAAAAGTAAATAATAACTCTATCGACATCTCTTCAAAGTAGCAATAGTAATCTGCTATTACACCATCTACAAAATACGCTTTACCATCTACATAGTTAAGTAACTCGCCAAAAGGATTTACTGCCATTTGATACTCTACTAATAGATTATTTGCGTTTGCGTGGACGACCTCTTTTTTTCTTTGGTTGTGTTGGTACGCTTTCAACTTTAGGCTTTCTATCCTCTCTATATTGTATGAGAGTATCATAGTGGATAACAAATCTTGAAATTGCTTTGGATATACATGATCCGCAATCCTCTGCACCTTGTTTAAACAACTTAATATCCATCGGTATAAGTTCGTCATGTAGTTTGATAATCTCTTTCCTATCTTCTCTACTGATACTATGAACACTTCTATTTTTGCTATAAAATTCAACGTGTTCTATTATTCTGTTAATCGTTTCCATACTTTATGTAAAGTTGTTCAGTTTTAAATGTCCAGTAATACCAATATACACAAACGCCAACTATTGACATAGGTAGTAATATTGCAATAATGAAAGGTAATGCTATTATTTTAAGTGCTTTTATCATAGTTTCAATCTGTTATAGATAGAGTTACATAAATATAATATAAAAAATATTGGGTTTTGTAAAGCGAGTGATAGTATAAGACCTAACCACCAACTTAAACAAGCATCGCAGTTAAACGGTTTGAAAGGAAACAACTCTCTTTTCATTATCATAGGTAATTCATTAACCCAAACTTGCACAAACGTTAATGCTATAAGTAAAATACTAATCTCTTGCATCCCTAAGTCTATCGTAAATGGCATCTATTCTTGCTTTTAAATTGGTTCTGGTTATGTTTGTTCTCTCACTTAGTAAACTTATATTAAAGTTAACTGTCATTAGTTCCTCAATAGTTAACCTATCTAATGTTGAAAGTTGGATTAGTAAGGTATCAATATTAAATAAATCTTCTTTCTCCTCTTGTAGTCTATTCTCATAGTCTAGTAAGTCATCTGTAAATATCTTGTAGTCCCTGTAAACTGCTTTAAAGCATCCGTTATTAACTTCCCCTACCTCTCTGCCGTTGTTACTATTCCACTTCATATAAGCAACCGTAAAAGCGTAGTTACATAATGTACCACGCTCAAACGATTCTTTTATCTTATCTTTATCTAAAGTTAGTAGGTATAAAGTCACCTCTTGCGCCAAGTCTTCATGTAGTTCATCTCCTTTAGCAATGACCTTACACATCTTTTTAATCTCTGGATAGATAGTTTCTATTATATTCACGTATGCAAATATAAACAAATTTATTTAATAACCTAACGTAATATAAAGAAAATTAAAACTTTCCTTATACGGGCGTTAGCGGTCAGTTGCCTTATGACTACATTCAACACAAGGTTCACCACAAAATGGGCAATTTCTACCAATAGCATCAGCAACCGAACCGCTAACACCAAATAAAACCAATAGCTTATCAACTACTTCGTCAACAGTTGCTTCTTGGTCATAAACTTTCATTACTTCTATTCTAATTGTTTCTTTCATATCGCTACTGTTTTTATTCATTTCGTTAAACAACCTCTTTACTCCTTTCTTTTACATTGCCATCGAAATAACTTTTATACTTCGTTAATGGCTTTCCTTTGGTTCTCATTCTAATACGTCTTAGTTCGTATAGGCTCGGTTTGTTTATATTCATCTTTGTATAGTTTAATTACTTCTATCGTTTTATCTAAGTCCTCTATAAAGTTGCCTTTCTTTCTGCTTCTTACTATCCGCTTTACTATGTCGAACTCCCAAGCATTAAGTTTATAATCTTCTGCAAACTTATAAAGACTTCCTTTTGTGTTGTCGTAGTGTTTAGGTGTCATAGTTCAATGTTTAATTCTTCTCCAGTTAATGCGAAGTAAAGGTTTTGTATTTGGTGTAGGTGTTTAATATGGTTTAAAAATCCTAAATCAGAAACATAGACTATTCCGTCATTTATATTAATCATTCTAAAAACAAAAGTAGGGTAAATATCAATTGTAATATGTTTCTCAAACCCACACTTCAAAAGTATTTCCTCTGTTAGTGGTATAGGTTCGCACCAATCTAATTGATAATATCCATCTGATATTATTAAATGCTCTTTATGTATATAATCAATTCCTAAAACTTTTTTAAAGTTTCCTTGAATATTAATCCAATTACCAATTCTTAATTCATTTACAGTCATATCATTTCTTTTATTTTAGTTTTCTCTTCATTGCTCAAATATACGTCATCTGATCCAATCCATAACTCCACATCTTCGCCTAATATCAATCTATTCTTTTTATAA